CCTGACGATACATCACTTGATTGCCAAATCATATTTTAAGTTACTCAATTTAAGATATAGTCAAACTCCAATCAATAGTCAGAGTTTCACTACTTGTTTTTGTTTTATCTACACTTGCGTGTGCGAATAAAGTTCCACTATCTACTGTTCCAGTTGCATCATCTCCAAATAAACCAATTTCCTTCAAAGTTCCATTTGCCTCTGTTGTATTAAAGAATGTCCTAAATGTTGCTGTATCACCACTTGAAGTTCTTACACTTATTTGTTTTCTTTCTAATTCAGTCCCTAATGTAGTATCAGTTGAAGCAGGAGTTGCTGTTCCAGTTCCCACTGCTAAGTATGTTACTTGACCCTTACTTGCACCTACTAATCTACTTGCCAACGATTCCATTCCAACATCACAAGATACATTATGAACTATTTGTGTTGTTATTTCACCAGTTTCTTTATTCTCAGAAGTCAATTTTACATTTCCTTTTAGTTTCATACCTATATTATACCATTTTAAGTCCACCATTCTGATATGTTCCAATCAGCATCACTGTCAAACTGATATGCACCACTTCTGGTAGTTAAAGTTGGTGTTCCAGCAGTAATAGTAAAACTTGCTCCTGTAATTGTTGTGATTTCATCTACTACTTCATTAGGGTCAATATCCAAAGCATTCTTATCACTTTCTAAAAGATTTATTAAGAATTTCAATATACCTAGCATTTCAGCAGACACTATTGTTATATGATATGTGAAGTTTCCACCTCCAATAGAAGTTGCAACAACACTCTTAACAACAAATCTTTCATCACTTATACTAATATCTGGTAGGTTGATAACAATAAACTGTCCTGCCTTAAATCCAGCAATCTCTGTTTCAAAACTTCCACTAATAATTGAATCAGCATAATCAGATAACTCTGCAACTGCTCTTTCTCTTGCTTGGTCAATAGTATCAATAGTTTTGTCAAATATAATGTATTCAAACTGTCCATATGCGTCAATAGAATCTCTGTCCTCAACAGCAACTAAAACTGGTATGTCGTATTTGAAAGTAAATGTCATAACAGTTGAAGCAGTAGGTGCTGTATCAGTTTCAACATATTTTTCCTGATAGTTCAGAAGATAATCAAATTCGGTAAAATCATTTATATTCTTTATTCCGACTGTTTTAGAAGTAGCACCCTCCTCTACTGTAATCTCGTGAGGTTTTTCTGGTAAATAAAATACTGTTTGTTGTCCATCAGCAACCTGTTTAACTGTTACTGTATCTGATAAATATGTTCCACCTCTTACATACACTCTATTCCTTAAAGCAGAATTATCTAATCCTAATCGCAAGTTTCTATAAAGTTTAGATCCTTCCAAAGTTCCATCTATATAAAGTCCTCTATTACTTGAATTAGTAGCAATCATATCAATCCATAAACCTCTTGCTGAATACAAACCTATACTTCCCCATATGTAGAGATTACTTTCAGAATCATCTGGTAATCCTCCCTTGATATAGATTCCCCTGCTTTCATAATTAGTTTCTGTTCCTGATATATATACTGACCTTTCACTATCTGCTTCAATACCATAGGTTGTTAATTGAACAGTTGTTCCATACCCAGTTCCAGCACTATTTACTGAGTATGCTCTGACTCTATAATCAGAACCAACACTCAACCCTGTTATTGCTTTTTGAAAAGCACCAGTTCCAAAGTTTCCATCATCATACACAACAGAATTTGAAGTCGTAGGTGTGCCAGTAGTTCCTGCCATATAACAAAAACCTCTGCGAATAGAATTAGCACCTCCTGTATTAGTTATGTTTCCATTTCCAGTAGCACTTGTAGTTCCTACGCTTGAACAAGCAGATGTTGTAACAGTTGGTATTGCTGTGCTTGTTAATTGAACTTTTACAGCACCATAACTCGTTCCAGCACTGTTAGTAGCATAACTTCTAATATAGTAATCTGTATTAGGACTTAAACTACCAATCGTTGTTCCAAAACTTCCTGTTCCACTTCCTACTATTGCTTTGCTATCTGATATTGTAGGACTTCCATTTGTAGATGAATAACAAAACCCTCTTTCAGATATTGTATCTCCCATATCATCTCCAACACTACTTGAAGCATAAAAACTTGTAGTAGTTACACTACTTGTAGTAGTTGCACCCATACTTGAAGGAGGTCCATAACCATATACCTGATATGACCAATCACCACCACCCAAAGCATTCCAAGTTGAACCAGAATCAGTTGAATACCTACCACCACTACCACTTCCAGCAGAGTCCCACATATATGCATCTGTTGTAGTAGCAGTTGCAGTCGGTTGTCGCATTACAAACCAATACCCAGTTGAAGGACTTACTGTTACATCTGTTATATCTTGTGTATACCAACCATAAGAAGTTCCTATTGAAGATTCAGCATTTCCAGTTTCAGCAAGTTGTGAAGAAGGTTTTCCACCACTATTAGTCCACCAACTCCAATATATTGTTCCAGGAGTTCCTGCCCTCTTTATATTAACATTTATGTATGCCAAACGAGTATATCCAGCAGGAACAACAAAATATTGGGCACTCCTACGAGTTGAACTCCAGTAAGCATAACCACTCCCCGCTGTTGCTGTGTTTTGTGCTATTACTCTTGCCATATATTATCAACCAATATTAAATGGTGCGTGAGTGCTATATTTTATGCCATAATGAATATCTTTATCATAATCAATATACCACTCTCGCCCTGTTAAACTACATATCTTACTAATACATTCTGATGGAGGAACATAATTGAAACTCATATTAGAAATAGTAACACCTTCTGTAACATTATCGTAACTAATACCAGTTCCACCACAATAGTTGTCCACAATATCCACAATGATTTCCTTATCGGTCATATTTTGATATGCTTCAACAACTAAGTTTCTATCTAAATCTCTTGTATAATCTACACAATCAATATTCCACAGTAAAAGATTTCCTACTTTAATAGGTTTCACTCTTAATATTCTCCCACCAAACAATCTTTCTCCGTCCTGAGTAATAATTACTTCCTCATCTGGATTAGGAATTATTGAACTAACACGATTTGATATTTGAAAAGTCATTGTAGAAGCACTTGAACCTATACTATCAGTTATTTTGATAGTTCCATTCTGAACAGAAGTTGTTCTATCACTACCATTTATTGTTAATGTATAACTAGACATAACTCCTCCTTGCTGTTCTTAGTTTACCTATGATTGCGTCACCAATTTGTTCAGCATAATCTTGTGCTACTTCTGATGATGTTATATTAGCACCTGCCATATTTATACTAATATTCAATCCTGATAAACTACCAGCAGAACCCATACCCAATATATTAGGCGATATTGTAGGACTTACAGTTGTTGCCAATGCACTATCAACATCTTGCATTGCATTTTCTATCATTCCAATACTATTCTGAATACCTTTTGCTATACCAGCACCAAGATTGAATCCAACTTCTTTCTCCATTATCTTAGAGGGTGAGGATATTCCAAATTTCTTTTTGAAAAAATCATTTACACTACCAACCCAACCTGATATTTTTTCCTTAATCCAAGCATCAGCGTCTTTTATTCCCTGCCATAATCCTTTGACTAATTCTTTTCCTGACTTCCACATTTCAGGAACAGCATCTACGATTGCACCAGCGATTGCTGTTATTATCTGAGGTATCATTACTACTAACATAGGAATTGCACCTATTAGTCCTTTAATAAGTTCTATTATGATTCTAATTCCTGCTACTATAATCATAGGTAATGCCAATATAATTGCCTCAACAATAGATTCAATTATTGTAGGTATGTATTCTATTAGTATAGGAATTGCGTCTATAAGTCCCATTATGATTGCTAATATAACTTCAATACCAGCACTAATTATCAGAGGAAGATTCTCTATTAAAGTTTTAACTAATAACAAAACCATATCAATTACAAGTGGGATCAATTCTGGTAATGTATCTGCCAATCCTTCTAATAAGTGAACAATAATAGTAATACCCATTTGTAATATAACAGGTAGTAAATCTACTATTGCACGAATCAATGTATCAACAATCGTTATAGCAGATTTTACAATCATTGGTAAGTTATCACTCAAACCTTTAATTAACGATTTGATTATTGATACAGCAGATTCTACAATTACAGGTGCTTGTTCTATTATTTTAGAAGCAATATTTGCTATACCTTCCCCCAAAGCAGTTGCGAACCCACTAATACCACCTTCTTGATACGCAGTTGTCAAAGTAGAAAGTAAATCATTGATTGCTGGTAATACTCCAAAAGAAATACTATCTGTTACACC